CTGGCGTCGCATCGGGTGGCTGCGCAACTTCGCGTGGCTGCATGTGGAGCCACGGCCAGTTCCAGAGCTGGCATGGGGCGGGGAATTTGTTAAGCGCGCTGTGCCTTTCGGGACCCCGCCGCGCTGATCTTGAATTGTTAAAGAGCGATGGGCGACTTTCGAGGCCCTGACGCGGTGCTGCTGCGTCGATGGGTGAACATTAACCGCCGGTAGATTGCATGTCAACACCGCCGGTTAATATTTTTTCGATAGGCGAACGAAATCCGCCCCGAGGCTCCGCCGAGGCCCTCTTGAGGGAATCAGGAATCAGGAATCAGGAATCAGGAATCAGGAATCAGGAATCAGCCGGGCTCGACATGGCCTAGGACTGTCCTAGGCCCGTACATTGGCTGGAGGATGCTGAATAGAAGGGTTTACGGCTATGTCAGCCGAGCGCGCCGCCGCGCCAGATCACCCTGCCCATGATCGGTATATCGGCCATGGACTCAGGAGAAACATCTTCATCTGGGTAGCGGGCTTTGTCGGGATTGTCGCTACGGATCAGCCAGTGACCTGATATCTGCTGCGACATCCTTTTGATACTGAGCGTGCCGTCTGGGCGACGGATAGCGTACACCTGGCGGTCACGAGGGGCCGTGTCTGCGCTATCGAACAGCACAACGTCGCCTTCGAAAATATAGGGCTCCATGCTGTTGCCGGTCGCGTAGATAACGAACAGGTCCTGCGGCTTGGCGCCCATACGGCGAAGCCAGTCGCGCTTGAATGCCAGCCCGCCAGTGACTTCGACGTGATCATTCAGTGCGCCATCACCGCAGGCACCGCGGGCATCGTACTGCGGTATCAAGGCGTAATCGTTTTCGCTGGGCGAATGCCCAGGACCTGACGATCGCTCGCTGACCTTGAGGTCATGGGTAGTGCTATCGATCTGATAGCTGACCTTTGCAGCCTGCGCCATTGATGAGAGCTCGGCGGCCAGGCGTGGGCTGAACCGATCAACGGGCTCATCAATCATGATGCTAAGGACCGATGCAAACCGCGCATTTAGAGGATTGGTGCCGTTCAGGTACATAGCGACGGCTGCCGGCGATATCTCTGCGGCATCGGCCAGCTTTGCCTGCGTCAACCCAAGTGGGCCTTTCTTCGACATGAAGAGAGCCTTTGCCGCTTCGCACTCGGCTCTCTGTTCTGGCGACAACTCTTTCTTTCTGCTCATGCGCGCAATTTAAACCGTTCGTTAATTTCTCGCGCCAACCGGCGGTGTTGCAATCTTCCTAACCGCCGGTTAAGATTCGCTCAGGTCCACTAACTAGAGATGCCGGAATGAAGAAAAAACCATTGCCAGACCTCGTTGCCGAGAAGGGTCAGGCAGCCGTAGCGAAGGCTTTGGGCGTCAGCCCGGCGGCCATCAGCAAGGCCCTGAATGCAGAGCGGGAGATCGTTGTGACCGTGAGTCGCGACGGCTCCATGACGGCTCAAGAGCTCAAGCCGTTTCCATCCCAAGCCAGGCGTGCAGCGTAACCAGAAAAGGAAATCAGCCATGTATCACGACCCCAAACATTTGCGTGACCACATCACGAAGGTTCGTCTCGACGAAGACACCGACGAGCTTCTTCAGTCGCTGGCGAAATTCCATCGCACCCAAAAAGCCGTCCTGGCTCGCGAGCTGTTGGAAGCCAGCCTGCGGGACATGCTTTCGCGTCTTGAGGATACCGAAGTTGAACAGACGGCCTGAAGGCCTTGAAGAGGGGCTGAATCATGGTCGAGTCAAAACTTACTGCGGATCGCGCTAGAGACATTTTCGAGTATCGGGACGGGCGACTGTTTTACCGAATTCGTGTGAACAAGAAGCTTGCTGGATCTCAGGCGGGAAGCCTTCAGAGCGACGGATATGTGCGGGTGAAGGTGGATGGCCGGGCCTACAGGGCTCACCGGGTTGTTTGGTTGATCATCCATGGCTCTTGGCCTGATGGATTCCTTGATCACATCAATGGTGATTGCGCTGACAACAGGATCGAAAACCTTCGAGTTGCGACGAATCAGCAGAACCAGCAGAACCGACAGATCACCGTTACCAATCGAACTGGAGCTATCGGTGTGACGCGGGAAAACAACGCTTGGCGAGCTCGAATCAAGGTGGCTGGGAAAAAGATTGATCTTGGGCGCTATCAGCTTTTCGACGAAGCGTTTGCCGCAAGAAAAGCCGCTGAGTCGCTTCACGGATTCCATCCAAATCACGGGCGCAGTCGTGCGAATGGTGTTTTGCATGGCTGATCAAGAGGTCGCTCTCGATGAGCGCTACCAGCGCGCATTGCATGAGCTAGCAAGGCAGGAAGGCAAGTCGCCAGAAGACCTGGGCGGCGAGCTGATCAGGGATCAACTTCGGAAGATCACTGAGCCGAAAGGCAACACCGGCAAGGTGCAGCCGTTTCGGAGAAGGGCAGGCCCTGAAAAGGGACCGAAAAACGGGCAATAAAAAACCCGGTGGGAAAGACCGGGTTTCTCAACAGCGACACCAACTTGTGAGGCACATTATGCAGAACCTGATACCCACTGGCAACACCCTGACAATGACCAGCCTTGAGCTGGTTGATTTCATCAACGCGTACCGCAAAAAGCAGGCTGATATAGCAGGCGCAGATTTCCCTTCAAAGGATTTCGCCAAGGTCGAGCACGGGGACTTCCTAAAGAAGGTTTCTAAGGTACTCAAGGTAAAGGATCTAGTAGCGGGAAACTTTTCCTCCTACTACATCGCGGCCAACGGCAAAGCCAATCCTATGTATGTGTTCCCGAAACGGGAATCGTGCTTGATGGCAATGTCGTACAGCTACGAGCTACAAGCCGCCGTCTTCGACCACATGACTGCACTCGAAGCGAAACTGAGCCAGCCTGTCGCGCTGCCAAGCTACGCCGAAACCCTGCGACTGTACGCCGACCAGATCGAAGCAACTCAGCGCCTTACTGCGGAGCGTGACGAAGCAATAGCGACTAAGGCCCTCATTGGGTCCAAGCGCGAAGCGACGGCAATGGCAACCGCATCGGCAGCGAAGCGGAAAGTCCGCGCCCTGCAAGATCAGCTTGGCGTGAACCAGCGTCACGCGACCGTGATCGCCGTCGAGCGTGCCGCTGGGCAGTCACTGGCCCGGAATACCTACGTTGAATTGCGCCGCTGGTGCAAAGCAAACGACCAAAACCCCGTGGAAGTAGTTGATGCCCGATACGGCACCGTCAAGGCGTGGCCAGCAGGCGCGTGGCTGGCTGTTCACGGAATTGACCTTTCGGTTCTTTTCTCAAGCGCCGAGGAGGCCGCGTGATGGCTCGTTCCCGAAATATCAAGCCTGGGTTCTTCCAGAACGAAGACCTGCAAGAGCTCGACTTCGCCACTCGCCTGTTCTTCATCGGCCTCTGGACTGAAGCCGACAAGGAAGGCCGCCTCGAAGACCGCCCGAAGAAACTGAAGAACGCACTCTTTCCGGCTGACGACGTGGAAGTCGAGCAGATGCTGGACGGCCTGGCCGCATACGGATTCATCAGCCGCTATGAGCGCGCCGGCAAGAAGATCATCCAGATCGTGAAGTGGGCCAAGCACCAGAACCCGCACCGCCGCGAAGCGCCGAGCACTCTGCCTGCCGAGACCGATGAAGTCGCGGAGGAAGAGCAGCAGGCCGAATCAGGGCCTCAAAAAGCTGACACCGAAGCGGCCTTCGAAACCTTCTGGAAGCTGTACCCGCGCAAGACCGCCAAGGACAACGCTCGCAAGGCCTTCGCGAAGATCAATCCCGATGCCGAGCTGCTGGCTCAGATCCTTGAGTCTCTGGCCAAGCACTGCACCTGCCAGGGCTGGCTGAAGGACGACGGGCAGTTCATCCCGCACGCGGCCACTTGGCTCAACGGCAAGCGCTGGAATGACGAAGTGAAGCCTGCCGGGAACGTGCACCACTTCCCCGGCGCGTCGCGTCACAGCGGGTTCGATAAGCGCGACTACAGCGCCGGCCTGGTAGAGCGGGAGGATGGCACCTATGGCATCTAACCCACTCGCCAACGTGATCGATCTTCACGAAAAGCCGGAGTTTCGGACGGCCTCTTGTGAGGCGCACGGCGACTTCGAGCAGAGGATCACCAAGATCCTTGGAAAGGACTTCAGCAGCATCTGCCCGCAGTGTGCGTCGGAACGAAAGGCCAAGCAGGAGGAGGAGGAGCGCCAGGCCCGCGCCCGCATGGCTGCGCACCGGCTTTCAGAACGACTTGGCGCAGCAATGATTCCGCCGCGCTTTGCCGGAAAGTCATTCGACGACTATCTGGCTGAAAGCGACAAGCAGAAGAAGGCGCTGAGTGCCTGCATGGACTACGCGGCTCGCTTCCCAGAGCACGCAAAGGCTGGCCGATGCCTGCTGATGTTCGGCAAGCCTGGCACCGGGAAAACGCATCTTGCTGCTGCGATCGCCAATGATGCTATTTCGTCCGGAGACACTGCGGTCTATCGGACCGTTGGCGGAATCATCCAATCGATCAAGGCGACATACGACCACGGCAGCGGGAAGACCGAGGCCGAGGTTATGGCCGCGATGGTTGACGCAGATCTTCTGGTCATCGATGAAGTCGGCGCGACCAAAACAACAGAGTTCGAGCTGGCCGTCCTATTCGCCATCGTCAATGGCCGTTACGAGAACGTTCGTCCAACGATCATCGTTTCGAACCTGATGCCTGATGAGCTTCCGGCCGCGATGGGTGAACGCTGCGTGGATCGCCTGCGTGAGGGCGGCGGGATTGCTCTGATTTTTGACTGGTCTTCTGCCCGCGCAAGGGTGAAGGCATGAACCGCTCCCGCTCAATGACCCTTCCCCAGCGAGTAATCGTCGACCAGCTCAAGGCCGATGGCTTCTCCGTGGATCAGGAAGAAAAAACCGTCGTCCGCATGAAGCGCGGCAACGACTACCGACTTGTGCAGATGGACGGCGTGGTCAAGCGCGCATTGGGGGCGAAGCGATGAACATCAAGTTTTATGCAAAGTGGGCTGTATCAACTTGGCTGGGCTCGCTACATGCAAACAGCTACTGCGCTGAGTGGGATGCGGCACTCAATAGGCTTATGGATGATCATGGTGAAGATGCAGAGCTTGAGCGCGGCGGCTACACGCTCAGACTCGGCAAGTACCGCGTATGGGTTGAGAACGCCTACTACGACTATGGGCACCTTCATGGATATGGAGCTTGCGCCGAGTTTCGTCCTTCGCTTTCGACTATGGCGCGCCTTGATCTGATCGTGCAGAGGCTTGATCGCGCGCGAAGAGAAGCGGAACGAAGCGCGAAGCGCGAGAAGATGGCGGCGATCGGAATGGAGGCCTCGAAATGAGCACCATTCGCGAAATGGCCGCCGCCTTCCACCAGGCCCGCACAGCTCCCGATGTAACAGACCGCGCCACCGGGTTAGAGGAGGCTGATCGTATCGGTGGCGTGGCTCTGGTACAGGCCAGGCTGCAGGGGCAGGGCGCTGAGGAATGCGAGGAGTGCGGCATCGAGATTCCCGAGGCGCGCCGTCGTGCTGCGCCGTGGGCGGTGTGCTGCGTTGAGTGCCAGGGGCTGCGCGAGGGTCGTCGTCATGGCTAACCCAACTTTCCCCCTTCGCAACGAGATGGACCGCCAGCGCGCTATCGCCTGCCTGCAGAGGATCGACCTCGACGCCGGCTGGACTTGGACGATGCGCGAGGAGGTCCGCAGCGACCAGCAGAACCGCCGCATGTGGGCCATGTTGCGCGATATCTCCCGCCAGGTTGAGTGGTACGGCCAGATGCTCAAAGACGAGGACTGGAAGCACATTTTCAGCGCCTCGGTCGAGCAGCAACGCGCGGTGCCAGGCCTGAATGGCGGCTTCGTCGTCCTGGGCATCTCCACCCGCAAGCAGAGCAAGAAGTGGTTCGCGGACATGTTCGAGGTGATGGAAGCCTTCGCGGCTGAGCATGGCGTGCGCTTCACCACGGCGGACCATTGGGGGATTGCCGCATGAATATACCGACTGACGACAAAGTAACCCGTCTGCCAGTAAAGCCGAAACTCGAATCCGGCCGGG